TGCTACAACGCACTTTGCATATGAGGACTAGACGTCAACCCTCACTAAACACTCTGCCGTTAGAAACAGGAGACCAATATGGCAAAACATTATAGTACAAAAACATATGGACACAATATAGGACTTGCATGTGTGTTCAGACAACCTAACGCAGATCATTCACATTGTCATTTGTTACATGGATACAGTTTACAATTTAAATTTACTTTTGGCTGTGACGAATTAGATAATAAAAACTGGGCAGTAGACTTTGGTGGACTTAAACCACTAAAAAAATGGCTAGAAGATCACTTTGATCACAAAACAGCATTGGATATAAATGATCCACATCTTGAAAAGTTTAGAGAACTAGAAAAATTAGATCTTATAGACATTGTTACTTTTGATGGTGTTGGCGCAGAGAAATTTGCCGAACATGCCTTTAACTATGCAGATGGATTGATCAGAGAAGCAACAAATAATCGTTGCTATTGTGTAAGTGTTGAATGTGCAGAACATGGTGCAAACTCGGCTATTTACAGCATAGAATAACCTATTTTTTCACATAAATAATAGTATGTTCATGGCAATTATAACATTGCTGACTGCACTCAGCATTTCAGCGGTAGCAATTTACTATTCAATTGCAGGCTTGGCGGCTATTTTTGCCGCGGCGGCAATTCCTATTATGATTATGGGGACTGTTCTTGAAGTAGGTAAACTAGTAACTGCTTCGTGGCTATACCAAAATTGGAAAGTAGCCCCACGTCTTATTAAATCTTATTTGAGTGCGGCAGTTGTAGTATTGATGTTTATAACATCAATGGGTATATTTGGATTTTTATCTAAAGCACACGTTGAACAAGCATCGCTAGGATCTACACAGTCTCTACAGTTAGATCAAATTGAAGAAAAACTTTTACGCTCTCAAACTAAAATCGAAAGATGGTCAAATGAAATTACAAGACTCAACAGTGGTGAAAATGTTCGTGTTGATATATTAATTGATAAACAGAATCAAGAACTAGCAAACATATATGCTAGAATAAAAGAAGAAAAAGATGCACTAACAATCCAAGCAGACAAAGAAATACAACTACAACAAGACAGAATTCAACAGGCAAAAGAACGTAAAGATGCAGATATTACCGCGGCGCAGGAACGTTACAAAGGTGCATTTAGTAAATCAGGTTTAGACGAAGCAATAGAACAAGCCAAATCAAACGAACTTGCTGTTGCTTCTGCGGCACAAAAACTCATTGTAGAAATACAAAATCAACTCAAAGAAGATCTTGTAAAGATTGATGATAATTATAAAAATCAAATACAAGATATAAATGAAACAATTACATCTCTTAGAGCAGAAGCAAATAATAAAACAGGTGATATCGATACTAAGATAAATGAATTAGAAATACTTATTGAAACAGAACAAGAAGAAATGAACATAGTAAATGAAGACAAACTTGTACTAGTAATGGAACAGCAAAAACTAGAAGTTGAAGTTGGACCTTTAAAATACATTGCAGAGTTTGTGTATGGACAAGATGCTGACAAAGATCTATTAGAAGAAGCAGTACGTTGGGTTATTATTGTTATTATATTTGTTTTTGATCCACTTGCTGTATTGCTTTTAATTGCGGCCAATATGTCTTTTATTAGACGTTTTGGTAGAGGTTTTGAAAAACAGTATGATCCGGAATTAGTAAAAAGATATTCTAAAACAGAAGATAATCAAAAAGAAGTTAACAATCTAAAAAAAAGACATGAAAAAGAACTAGATGAGTTTCGCGAAAAACTTTCACAAGCAGAACAAGAATTACAAGAACAGTTAGATTATCAAAAAAGTCTAGAAGATAAACCAGAAAAAACTGTGATTAATATTGATGAAACAGTTAAGGTTAAATCAAACGATCAAGTTAAGAAAAAAAAAGACTAGAGAATAAGGATAATCTAAATATTTCTTTAAAAGATAATGTTGAGTTTAAAAAACAAAAATCCAATGATAATCAAATAAAAGTTGAAGAAATTGATATCAAACCACCAGCCAAACAAATGGTAGAACTGAACCAGTTAATGGGAAGGCCAGAAATTATCATGAAGTTTCGTGAAAATCTAAATGTATCTTTAGTAGAATCCAAAAAAGAGATTGACACAGAGCAAAATCGTGTTATTATAAATAAAACAATGAAAGCCGATAATTTAAAACAATCAAAAGATAAACCTAAATCGGTTGGTTGGATTAAACCTTATGTTGGTAAAATAGATAAAAAGGATTAGAATGCCAAAGAAAAAAGATGATGCTTACTCGTGTTCGTTTTGTGGTAAAGAAAGAGCTCAAGTAAGAAAATTAATAGCAGGCCCAAAGGTTTATATTTGTAATGAATGTGTGCAACTATGCCATTCAATATTAGAAGAAAATGATTTACAAAATTCACATGAGAAAGTTCACACACATAAACTTAAAGAAATTATACCAGAAGAATTAAAAACACATCTAGATCAACATGTTATTGGTCAAGATCAAGCAAAGAAAGTTTTAAGTGTTGCAGTTTACAATCACTATAAGAGATTAAACAATCCCGTCGTTGATGATGTAGAATTAGAAAAATCAAATGTACTGTTAGTTGGTCCTTCAGGCTGTGGTAAAACACTGCTTGCCAAAAAGATTGCAGATTATCTAGATGTACCTTTTGCTCAAGCAGATGCAACCACACTAACTGAAAGTGGCTATGTGGGCGATGATGTAGAAAATATCATTTTAAGATTATTACAAAGTTGTGATTTTGATGTTGATAGAGCCCAACGCGGTATTGTTTATATTGACGAAGTAGACAAAAAATCTAGAAAGTCAGAATCAACATCAATTACAAGAGATGTATCAGGTGAAGGTGTGCAACAAGCACTTTTAAAGTTACTTGAAGGTACGGTGGTTAGAGTTCCGCCACAAGGCGGTAGAAAACACCCACAGCAAGAAATGATTGAAGTTGACACTACAAACATATTATTTGTATGTGGAGGAGCATTTGTTGGTTTAGATGAAATTGTAAAACGTAGATTAAATGTAAATTCAACTATGGGATTCATGTCCACAGTCGAAACACAAGAAAAAATAGATCAAATACTATCAAAGGTACAACCAGATGATGTTGTTAAATTTGGTCTAATACCTGAAATGGTTGGTAGACTACCTGTAGTAGTTGCTTGTCATAGTTTAACACACAGCGATCTTAAAGAAGTTCTAGTCAAACCAAAAAACGCAGTATTAAAACAATTTGAAAAAATGTTTAAACTTGATGGTATAAAATTAGAATTTACCAAAGAAGCAGTAGATTGTGTAGCAAAACAGGCATTAGAAAAAGACATTGGTGCTAGAGGATTGCGTTCTGTTCTTGAAAAAGTGTTGCTTCAGTTACAGTATGAGTTACCTAAACTAAAACAACAACATGCAGAAAAGATAGTGATCAACGACAAAGTAATTTTAGAAGAAAATGAACCAATGATTATTTTTGAATCTAAAGAAAAGAAAAGCAACGCCTAGTGAAAAAACCATTTCGTAATAAGTTTTCTCAACCAAGTGTACTGTTAAATTCAGCAATTACATTTCCTAAAATTAGATTGATCGATCCCAATGGAGCATTTATAGGTGTAGTTGATAGTAAAACAGCTCTTGCCAAAGCCAAAGAACTAGGATTAGATTTGATCTGTACAACTGTTAAAGCAGATCCTCCTGTTTGTAAAATACAAGATTTTGGTAAATGGAATTATGAAAGACAAAAAAAAGAAAAACAAAAAAAGAAAATAGAAAGGCAAAATAGAGTAGAACTGCGTGAACTACAATTTAGGCCAAATATTGATGTGCATGATCTTAATGTAAAACTTAAAAAAGCACAAGAATTTATAGATGATGGTGATAAAGTTAAAATAGTTATGAAATTAAGAGGTAGAGAAATTCCAAATGGTAGAATGTTTGTTGACCAAGTAACAATGATAATCAAGCAGTTATCTAACACTAAATTTGATTCTGAACCAAAACAAACTGGGAATAGAATATTAGCAGTTGTTTGTAAAGATAATGATGCAAAAAAGAGTTGACAAATAATCTAATGATGCTAAAATAAACTATTATGAAAACTTCAAAACCTAGACAAAAATATGATGTCCAATCCTTTGACATAGGTCATAAGAAAAAGGACTTTAAAAAAGCAAGACCTCCAAAGTTACCTGGTATGGCTGTAGCAGTTGTAGATAACAATGTAGACCGTGCTATGCGTAAACTTAAAAAAATGCTGTTGAAAGAAGGAGTAATGCAAGAACTTCGTGATAGACGCTATTACTCAAAACCTTCTTTTATAAAACGTGAAGATAAAAAACGTGCAGTTCGTAGAGCGGCAAAATTAAGACGTGAACGAGAAATAGAAGAGTTTGGCTCCTTACCAAAAAAACACAAAAGGAGATAGGTCCTTTGCAAATACAAGATCAAATTTCAAATTGGATCAAAGATTATGCACAAACTAATAATCGTAAAACTTTAGTTGTAGGCATATCAGGAGGCATTGATTCTTCTGTGGTTAGCACTTTGTGTGCTATGACAGAATTGCCTGTGTATGCGGTATCAATGCCAATCAAACAAATACAATCACAACACGATCTAAGTATTAAACACGGTGAATGGTTGGTTAACAAATTTACAAATGTTAAACACATTATAACTGATCTAGACACTACTTATAATGCATTTAAATTTGAAATGCAGATTGATTTTAACAATCAACATGCTTTTGCTAATTCTAAATCAAGAATAAGAATGGCGGCACTGCATCACATTGCCGGAGCCACAAAAGGATTAGTTGTTGGAACAGGCAACAAGGTAGAAGACTTTGGCATTGGATTTTATACCAAGTACGGTGATGGTGGTGTAGACATATCTCCAATTGCTGATCTAATGAAATCACAAGTATGGCAGTTAGGCAAAGATTTAAACATACTACAAGAAATTATAGATGCACCACCTACAGATGGTTTGTGGGAAGATGGCAGAACTGATTTAGATCAACTAGGCGGACTAACCTATGAACAAATGGAAAGAGCTATGATGTTAGATGAAACAATTATAGATGAAAGCGAAGAAAAATTTTTATCTATAGGAGACATTGATTTATTACATAAATATCATAGTATAAGAAAACCAAACCTACATAAAATGCAACCAATACCAATATTTAAAAAACAATAAAATGTCATGCCTAATTCAAATAAAGAACACACAGAATACTCTCTAAGTAAGATTGAAAATTTGTCTAAAAACTTAGATTATGATTTTAATAAAGAAACTTTTTGTATTCAACCTTTTATTCATCTAAGCACTACCCCTAACGGACAAATCAAATTGTGTTGTCGCTCACACAAAATTGCAGATGCGGCTGATACAACATTTAAAGATATTTGGTACAGCAACAAAATGAATTCTGTTAGAGAAGCAATGATCAAAGGTGATAAAACCAAACTAAAAGAGTGTGCCAATTGTTGGTCTATGGAAGCAAAAGGAATTATGAGTTTAAGGCAAGGACAAAATATTGCAAGGTTAGACGATTATCACAACAATGTTAGTTCTTGGTTAGAATTTTATAAAGGAAATACATCTACATTTCCATTTCAAATACCTGTACTAGAATTAAAGCCTTCTAATTTGTGTAACTTTAAGTGTCGTATGTGTTGGCCAAAAGACTCAACACCATGGATGGCAGATTGGGATAGTGTAAAAGAGTTTTATCCAGAAGGAGATCGTGAACCAGTTGAAAATGATATCAAGCGATTCAACATGAATAAAACACCTTTGATAAATTTATTTGAACAACAAGAAAAATTTATAGATGAGTTTAAAGAACTAGCACCATCATTAGATGAAATTGAATTTGCAGGTGGCGAACCTTTGTTAGATCCTTTGGTGTTTAAAATTATTAACATACTAGTAGATCAAGACAATATTAGTACAGAAAACATTATTTTAAAATACAGTACTAATTTAAGCAAATTAAATTTTAATAAAAAAATGGATATAATTGATCTATGGAAAAAATTTAAACAGGTAAAATTAACAATAAGTATTGATGGTGATCCAATAAGAAATGAATACATTAGGCATGGTGCAGATAATAGTGTTCTTAAAGAAAATATTACAATAGCAAAAAAAGAATTAAAAGATAAAATAGAAATTAAAGCAACTACAACAGTTCAAGCATTAAATACTCCTTATTTGTCAGAAACAGGATTATGGATTATAAATGAGCTTGGTTGTAACTGGCATACATCAAGATTACAATGGCCAAAACATTTGCATTCAAATGTATTACCTATTGGTATATTACAAGATAGTATTAAAAAAATAAAAGATATAGATCTAGAAAAATTAAAAAATCAAATGAAAGATGAAAAAGAAAAATATAACTTGCAAACACAGTTTAATAATGTTATAAATTGGTTAGAAAGTTGTATAGAAAATAACAAACATAAAAAATACTATGAAGATTTTGTAAATTTTAATAGAGTTTTAGATAAGAATAGGAATATGGATATACAAAAATCTTGTCCTCTAGTGTTAGAAAGGTAATATGACAGTACAACACAAACATTTGATAATAAGAGCAGAAGTAAATAAACCACCAACTAATCAAAAGTGGGCTCACACTTGGTTAACTGAACTAGTGTCGAAAATTGGTATGCAAATATGTCAAGGTCCAATCACTACCTATTTAGATATACCTGGTAATAGAGGTTTAACTGGATTAGTAATTATAGAAACATCTCATATTGCTTTACATTGTTGGGACGAAACTGATCCAGGATTGCTACAGTTAGATGTTTACACGTGTGGAGATTTGAAAACTGAAATAATTTTTGAAGAATTAAAACAATTTGAACCTGTTAAACTTGAGTATAAGTATTTAAATAGAGAACAAGGTTTAACAGAGATTGAAATTTAGGGTGATTAGCTCAGTTGGTAGAGCATCTCGTTTACACCGAGAGGGTCAGCAGTTCGAGTCTGTTATCACCCACCACTGGGGGCGTAGTTCAGTTGGTTAGAACGCCTGCCTGTCACGCAGGAGGTCGAGGGTTCGAGTCCCTTCGCTCCCGCCAGTTTTGAAGAGAAATTATGATTTGGTATTTTAGAAAAGATCATGAATTAGACTATGAAGCTAATAGAATTATTGAAGAAGCCAATAATCAAAAATTAGATATCAAAGTTGTGACACCTGACGAAGTTGATTTAATTGTAACTAGAAGTGATAGACGCAGTATTCGTGTTAACAGCGAACCTGTTGCTTTGCCAAAATTAGTGTTGCCTAGAACTGGCAGTGGCACAGGTTATTATGCTCTCAGTGTGCTAAGACATTTGGAAAGACTTCATGTGCCTGTTGTTAATACAGGAGACAGCATTGAAGCAGTCAAAGACAAAATGTATTCCACACAGATTCTTGCACAACACAACATACCAATTCCAAGAACCATGTTGGTACGTTTTCCTGTAGATGAAGAACTAGTTGAAAAACAAATAGGCTTTCCATGTGTAATCAAAGTGCTGAGTGGTAGTTATGGACAAGGCATACACCTTGTGCCAAACAAATCAGCATTAAATGAATTAGCAGAATTTATCAAAAGTTTAAAATCACCACTGAATATTATTATTCAAGAGTATATCAGCAGTCAACCTGGTACAGATTTAAGAGTATTGGTAATTGGAAACAAACCAATTGGTGCAATGAAAAGATCTAGTCAAGACGGCAGTTTCAAAGCCAATATCACAAGAGGCGGAGTAGGAGAATTGTATCCTTTAGATGATGAAATAACCTACATTGCTACAGAAACAGCAAAACTGCTTAATCTTGATATTGCTGGAGTTGATTTGTTGTTTGATGAAAATGGCTACAAGGTTTGTGAAGCCAATTCCGCACCTGGATTTGAAGGATTTGAAAAGTATTGTAAAATAGATGTTGCAAAAGAAATAGTACAGTATTGCAAATTTAAAATAAATGCAGTATAATTTTAACAATGGGGCCATAGCTCAGCCGGGAGAGCGCCACACTGGCAGTGTGGAGGTCAGGAGTTCGATCCTCCTTGGCTCCACCATATATAGTGGGTAAAGTTATGTCTAATGAAAGAGGATGCTATTGGCTTACAAATGGTTTAGCATACGAACCATATGGTGTTATGCCGTGTTGTCGATACAAGTTATCTGATAGTGATTTACACACTAAAGATATTGATAAACACTTTCAAAATATAAAAATCAACAAAGATATAAATTACAAAAATCTATCACAACTTCAATGTAAAAAATGTTTTCAAGCCGAAGAGTCTACAGGAACCAGTATGAGAACACAAGATATTCTGTATGACACAGATCAAAATTTTTTAGACAGTTTAAAAATTGGTGAAATTGTAAATTTACAAGTTTCTTTTTCAAATTTTTGTAACTTTAAATGTAGATATTGTAGTCCTGAACTTAGTACAGAATGGAACGAAGATATTGTCAAAATGAAACAGCTTGGTCTTTATGACCAGTATAATAGAAGAAATATTGATAAAGAAATTCTCATGACAGCAACACAAACAATTGATCATGAAAAAGAGTTCCTTTTTCATCTTGAAAAGCAAGATCTTTCAAAATTAAGAGATGTTGCAGTGTTTGGCGGAGAACCTTTTATGGCACGAAATTTTGAAAATTTCTTAGAACTGCTTGAAAGAAAAACAGATATATCTAAGTTGTCAATGCAGATTAACACCAATACTTCTATTTTTCCAAAACAAAAAAAATTAGATATTTTTTCTCGCTTTAAAAGATTTGATATACGGTCAAGTATTGAAAGTACTGGGAAGTTAGCTGAATATGTAAGAAAAGGATTGGTTTGGAATACATTTGAAGAAAATGTTTACAAATGGAAAGATTTTGCTAATCAAAACCTAAATACAAAATATAGACTACATCTAGCAACTAATATTTACACAATCAATAAAATACTTGATTTTGACAGTTGGCTTGAAAAGGTAGATATTCCAGTGGTATCTGAATATGTTTTTACTAATGATTTAGACGCAATTAAAATTCTATCGCATGATCATTTAGAAATTTTAAAAAGTAGAATTTCTAAAATAAAAAATCAAACAGTTAAAAAACATCTAGAAAAAGTGTTTACTGCCAACAATTGGAAAAAACACGACAAAGAAAGATTTAAAAATTTAGAAATTTTTAAAAACAACAATGACATTTTAGACACAATTCGTTCTGAAAAATTAAAAGACGTTAATTTAGAATTATATAATTGGACATATAATACATGAATGTAGATATTAACAATTTATCTTTAAGACAGCTTCAAGTAGAATCAAGCCTAGCATTGCAAATTTTACAAACAGCAGATAATTTGTCATTGAGCAAAATCAACCAAAAAGTAGATCATGACAGTACTCTTTTTTATAAAGGAGTATTAGAAGAATTTTTACAAATATACCAGGATTTGCCCTCTAACACAGAAGTTGGAAAAAAAATTAAATTAATTTATCCAAAATAGGTCGTAAATTTTAAAAGAATTACTATATTAATAGTATACAGCAAAAATGCTGTATAAATACACATGTAGATTGCTTAGATAGGATCTACATAAACAAATATAACTTGCTTAAAGGAGGAGTTAAAATGACAAAACATCTATCTATTTTTAATCAACTAAGACCTTACACTGTAGGATTTGACAACGTATTCGATCACTTCGAAAGTATGTTTGATGACAATTGGACATTCAACGCACCTACAGTTAATTTTCCACCGTACAACATTGTGAAAACAGGTGACTATACATATGACGTAGAACTGGCACTTGCTGGTTTTTCAAAAGACGACATCACTGTAGACTATGCTGACAATGTGTTAACTGTGAAATCTGTTAAAAAAACAGATGAAGACAAAGATGCTGATGGTGTACTACACAGAGGCATTTCAAAAAGACAGTTCACAAGATCATTCACAATTGCTGATGACGTGGAAGTCAAAGGTGCTGAGTTGAAAGACGGCTTGTTAAAAGTATCTATGGAAAGAATCGTTCCAGAAGGTAAAAAGCCAAGATCAATTGAGATCAAGTAGTTTTTAGATTATAAATATAATCTGATTCTCTTTTAATTAAACATGCAATTTGAAAGGCTGGATTAATCCAGCCTTTCGTTGTTTAAGTATAAATTATTTGATATAGTTTACTGAAATTTCTTCTTTTTTGTTTGTTGTAAAAAATAGATTTGAATCAGTAGCATGTTCTCTTCTATTTCTTGTTTCAGCATCTTTGAATCCAATACCCATCATAAGCACAGGTCTTCTTGCTAATCCAAGAACTTTTTGAATTTCTTCTCCGTCAAAACACTGACAACAACCAGTACCGTAGTGCATTAAACTAGCAATAACATTTAAGTAACCAGCGGCAATACCAATTGCTGTGTCTTTATCTCTGATAAACATTCTCTCATTAGCTTCATCGCCGTCATTCCATTTGTTTAAGAATTTTGGTGACATATCTTCTAAAAGTTTATCTTCAAAAACAAATAAAACATTGGCTTTAACTTGGCTGTTGGTAACTTCTAATCTCTCGCCAGTTGATAGATTTTCTGCTAGGGCACCTGGTGAAAGCTGATGTACTTTTTCAATAATATCTTGGTTGGTAATTACATGTAAGTTGTAAAAACCTGCATTCTGTTTACTAGGACAATTAGTTGCCGCATGAACTAATAAATCAATATCTTCTTGTGGCATTTCTAAATTTAAGTTAAAGTTTCTTTGACAATGCTGACTTCTTAGCACTGCTTTTTTTACTTCTGCATTTGATAACATTTTTTCTCTCCTTATTTTAAACATGTTTAAAATAATGTACTACAACTGTTATAGTAAGAAGTACATTAATAATATTTATAAGTTCACCATAAATACTTTTATGAGTATTTTGAAAGCATTTACAATCAAACATAAAATTTTCTTAGAATGGTGGTGGTTTCTGTGTGTTTTAGTATTAACAGGGTTTATTACTTATGAACTTGATGTTATAGAAAGACTATGGACAGCAGACCAAACCAAAATCAGTTTTGCAATACTGTTTTTATTTTTTTTAATGACAATATATTGCGGAATTCAAGCATGGCAGTTGTCAAAAATCAATGTCAATAAATCATATCTAGATCCAACACTAAAACACAAGTACGAAGCTGGTTGGTTTGTTAGTGAAATGTGCTTGACAATGGGACTGATTGGCACAGTTGCTGGATTTATTTTGATGCTGTATGGTGCCTTCGCAGACATCAATATCAGTGATACTATAAGTGTTCAGGAAAGTTTAAAAAAAATGAGCTTGGGAATGAGTACAGCATTGTACACCACAATGGTAGGTTTGATATCAAGTCTATTACTTAAGGTACAGTATTTTAGATTAGAAGCATATTTTGAGAAGCAGTTAAAGTTGTCTACAGATGAGAAGAGACTCTTACAAGACTAGCATTGCATTCATTGATCTGCTGTTTAATATCACAGTAGGAATAGCTATGCTTTTTATTATTGCATTTTTGATGATAAATCCTGTGGCCAAAAAAGGTGATATTGTTGTTAATGCTGAGTTTATGATCACAATGTCGTGGCCAAAAGGCATGTACGATGACATAGATCTGTATGTTCAAGATCCAGCTGGCAATGTTGTTTTCTTCAAACAAAAAGATCGAGGATTAATGAATCTGAACAGAGACGATCTTGGGTTTTCAAATGATGTTGTACACACCGAGTCAGGTAGTTTTGTTCATGAGCTTAATGAAGAAAATGTAACCATAAGAGGAATTTTACCTGGAGAATACATCGTAAATGCACATTGGTTTTCTCAAAAATCTCAATTCATAGAAAAAGGATATGTGCCAAGCAAAGAAGTTCCTGTTACAGTTAAGATAGAAAAATTAAATCCTTATAGATTAATTGATGTTTCCACTGAAGTTTTTCAACAGTCGGGACAAGAAATCACCTTTCTTCGATTCATAGTTGATGCAGATGGTACAGTGGTACAAACCAACAAATTGCAATACAAAATGGTAAAACAATCAAAATCAAACAGCCCAGGAGCAAGATAATATGATAATGTCAGGACACTTAGCTATAGTTATTGGATTGTCAATTCTGGCAATTTTTTTATGTTTAGCAATAATCTTAAGAAAGTCAATCAGTACATTTACCAAAATATTTTGTACATCGCTGTCAGTTGCCACAGTAGTAGCCATGTCATACTCTTTGGAAACACTGTACGGTTGGCCCTATAAAACTGAATTTCCATCAGGAAAGTTTACTTTGGTAAGTTTTTACATATCAAGCGATGAAGAAAGCATTGAACTTTGGCTGATCAAACCAGATTCTGGCAAAAAAAGATTTCTGGATAGATTTATTAATGATAGACAACCGCGAAGTATTAGTATACAATATGATGAAAATGTACATGAACAATTGGATTCACTTATGGAAATGAGCATGGGGTCACCGATTGGTGTTGAAATGAAAGTGATTGAAGGAGAACAAAAACCATCTGAAAACAATCATGAAGAAAACGAACAGCACAATTACATTTTACCAGACTTTAATGTAACGGAAAAATAATGACAAACTCAAAAGAAAACTCAGAAATTCAATCAAAAACAACTATATCAGAACCTCATAAGTACCATGTGATTTTTATCAATGATGATTTTACACCTATGGATTTTGTGGTACAGTTGTTGGTTGATATCTTTTATCATGATCCAGACACAGCAGATGAACTTACACGTTTGGTACATGACAAAGGCAAAGCAGTAGTAGGAACATACAGTTTTGAAGTTGCTGAACAAAAAGCCATAGAATGTACAAGTATGGCTAGATCAGCCGGACATCCTTTACAGGTTGTAACCGAAGCTGAATAAAAATAACAAGTTACAACGGTTGTTGAAAAACAATTGTAATAAGCATTCGGAAGGAGAAGTTTATGGAAGTAACACCATTTTTAAGTTCTTTCTTTATCATATTTAGAGAAGGATTTGAGGCAATGTTAATTGCCATGCTGATTTTCACCTATTTGGAAAAAATGAATGCCACTGACAAGCAGGTACATGTTTGGCAAGGTATTTCGATGGGTGTATTAGGTAGTTTAATTATAGCAATATTATTTTCAACAGTGTCGTCAATGACACATACACATGAAGAATTATTTGAAGGAACCACAATGATTGTGGCTTCAGTTGTGTTGGCATATGTGGCTTTTTGGTGTCACAATGCCAAACAGCATGTTGAAGGTCATGTCACAGAAGCAATATCAAAAGGTACAACCATAGCACTGTTTTTGGCTGTGTTTTTTGCAATACTGAGAGAAGGTTTTGAAATTGTACTGTTCTATGCAGGTTTGTTTGCTTCACCTATTGCTGACACTTACAGTATCTGGACCGGAGGAATTGCAGGTGCAGTAGCTCTAGTTTTTACATACTTTGGTATGAAACAACTATCACTAAAAATACCAACAGGCATGTTCTTTAAGATCAGTTCTGTGCTGTTAGCAACATTGGCTGTGTATTTTGCATACAATGGAATACACGAACTAGTAGAAGTGTTAGGAGGATAACATGATTTTAACAGAACCAACCCCAAACCCTAATGCAGTAAAATTCTTGCCTGGCAGAACTGTGTTAGGAACCAAACCATCCAAGTTCTATCAAAAAGAGAACGAAGCACCAGATGAAGCACCATTGGTAGAACAACTGTTTGCAATTGAAGGAGTCAAAGATGTATTTTTTGGATCTGATTTTATCACAGTTGGTAAAACTGACGATTACAGTTGGGAAGTTGTCAAATCAAATGTGTTAAACACAATTGACGATTATAACAACACAGGTGATGCTTTTGTTTTAGATAAACCGGAACCAGCATGTGAATCAATCAACAGCGATGTTGGTGTTGATAAAGTCACAAAAAAAATTGTTGAACTTTTAGATACCAGAGTACGACCAGCAGTGGCAATGGATGGCGGAGATATTCTTTTTCACAGTTTTGAAGATGGTGTAGTATATCTAGAAATGTATGGTGCATGTTCGGGATGTCCAAGTTCAACTATGACATTAAAAATGGGCATTGAAAACATGCTAAGACACTACATACCAGAAGTTCAAAGAGTGGAGCCAATATGATTGAGCAAGCCAAAGAAAAAATTATAGAAAATCTTAGACAGGTGCATGATCCAGAAATTTCAATCAATGTTTATGATTTAGGATTAATCTATGATATTGATATGAGTGATTTTCCAAAAGTAACAATTACTCATACTCTAACATCAGTATTCTGTCCGGCGGCAGATCAAATTATTGATGATATCAAGTATGCTGTTGAATCTGTTGATGGGGTTCAAGAGTGTATGATCATTACTACATTTGATCCTCCTTTTGGTCCAGAAATGATGAGTGAAGAAGCAAGATTAGTATTGAATATGTAAAAACAAATTGACAAAAGAAAAAAGGAGTGTATAATAACAGTATGAGTAATTTAATTCCAATAGTCGTAGATCAAACATCAAGAGGCGAACGAAGTTATGACATATATTCGCGACTGCTAAAAGAAAGAATTGTATTTGTTAATGGCCCTATTGATGATTCGGTAGCAAGTGTGGTTTGTGCTCAGTTGCTGTTTTTAGAATCTCAAGATCAAAACAAAGATATTTTTATGTACATCAACTCTCCAGGTGGAGTAGTAAGTTCTGGATTAGCAATGTATGATACAATGCAATATATCAAACCAGATGTTTCAACAGTGTGTATAGGTCAAGCCGCCAGTGCAGGTTCTTTACTACTGATGGCCGGCGCCGCTGGTAAACGAATTAGTTTACCTCATTCAAAAATAATGATACATCAACCATCTGGTGGATATCAAGGTCAAGCAACTGACATAGAAATTCATGCACAAGAGATTTTAAAAACTAAAAGAACTCTTAATGGGCTTTATGCCAAACACACAGGCACACCATTAAATCAAATTGAGCAGGCAATGGAACGTGATACTTTTATGACTCCAGAAGAAGCAAAGAAATTTGGCTTAATTGACAAAATAGAATCAGCTAGAAGTTAGTGTGTAGACATGGCGCTAGACATCTTTTACCTTTCAAACAGCAATGATAAAAATTCAACTAGTTGGTTAAAACTAATTGAAAGATTTCCTTATGCTCGTTTTGTAAAACGTAAAGATAGTATTGTTGACACATACAAAGAATGTGCTGATAAATCTTACACAACACATTTTTACGTTATTCCTGAAAGTTTAGAAGTGGTTGACAGTTTTGATTTTTCGTACACACCTGATGAATGGAGTAAAACCAGTGTACATGTTTGGAAACAAAAAAACAGCAGTGGCAAAGAAACTGGGCACGGTGGCGTATTTTTATTTTCAAAAACTCAATTATTATCAAATAAAATACCAAAATCTGAAATAGAAAGCAACTATTTTACCGATTGTAAGTTTTTAGATATTGTGGCAACAATTACGCCTAAACACAAAGTATATAGATTTAGTACAGGCATGTACAAAAATAACCATGATCAAAACACTTTGATAGACAGCACATATCAGCAACTGCTAGAAACAGCATCACAAGATAAAGAATCAAACACAGATTTCTTTTGGGTTGTTGATGAAGATGTAGAAGTCAAAGAAGACTTCAAATTTGATTTTCATCCGCATTTTTTTAACAGCAATCACGTGCATGTGTTTCAGAAAGAAAACAAAGAAACTGGTTTAGTTTATGAAAATGGTGGGGTTAAACTAATACCAAAAAGAAAATTTCTTTCTGAATCAATATCAAATGATGATTATCACAAACTGAGATTTAAACCTTTAAAATATGTAAACACTGCGGCATCACAGGAAGTTCCTTATGACATTGTGATGTTGTCTTATCATGAACCCAATGCAGACAAACATTTTGAAGAACTCAAGCAACAATTACCACATAGAAATATTTACAGAGTTGATGGTGTAAAAGGTATCTTTAATGCACACAAAAAAGCATCTGAATTAGTTGACACTAAAATGTTTTATGTGATTGATGCAGATGCAAAACTGGTTCCTGGTTTTAATTTTGATTATCTCCCAGGTTTGTTTGACACAGACAAAATACATGTGTGGCGTAGCAAAAATCCAATCAATGAATTGATATATGGTTATGGCGGAATAAAACTTTTTCCCACACAGCCACTAAGAGATGCAAATTCATGGAATATTGATTTTACTACCAGCGTTGGCGGAGCAAATAAATTTAAACCAATGCCACAGGTCAGTAATGTTACTGCGTTTGACACAGATCCTTTTAGCACATGGAAAAGTGCTTTTAGAGAATGTACTAAATTGTCATCAAAAGTGATTGATAAACAAAAGAATGCAGAAACAGAACAGCGACTAAACATTTGGTGTACAGTGGGTGCTGATAAAGAATTTGGTGAATACGCAATTAGTGGTGCTATTCACGGCAGAAAATACGGTGAACAAAATAAAGATAATATGGAGGAGTTAAACAAGATAAATGACTTTGAATGGCTCAAACAACAATTCAACAGAGTCCAAATCTAATTTAGAAACACACGAGTTACTAGATAGATTTGAGCTTTTATATGATAGTGTAGATGAATTAAAAGATCTAAGACGTGCAGTTATAGATCAAGATTTATCTAGTGTGTTTCGTTTAATTGGTACAAACACTAAATCAAGAAAGATGTTTAACGAATTGCGTAAAGCAGTTTTAGAAAAAAACATACATTCAATATTTAGAGTAGTACAAGAACTTGATAACAGTGAAAGTATTGATTTGATACGTAACACAGTTATCAACAAAGGTGATGACATTGAAGTATTAAGAAAAACTTTATCATTGTTTGTTAAAAGTGAAACACTAGATACACTAGTAAAAACTTTAAGAACATTTCCTGAAAGCACAATCAAAGATGCTTTTGCTAGAGGTCAGTTGCTCAGTAAAAAGTGGTTGGTAACAGAAATTGAAAAAATTAGTATGAACTTAGGAACTGTATTTCTGTGTGCAGGATGGTATGGCACATTAGCAACTATGTTATTTGAATCAGAAAAAATACATTTAGATAAAATAAGAAGTTTTGATATTGACGAGAGTTGCTGGCGTATTGCTGAGTCAATGAATAAGCCATGGGTAATGACAGACTGGAGGTTCAAAGCAAGTACACAAGATATTCATAATATTAACTTTGCCGGACACAAATATATAACTTTGAGATCAAATGGTACAGAAAGAGAACTTTTTGATGAACCAAACACTATTATTAACACAAGTTGTGAACATATAGAAAATTGGGATAAGTGGTGGGCAGGTATTCCAAAAGGCAAATTGTGTATTCTACAGTCAAATGATTATAAAGAATTACCAGAACATATCAATTGTGTTGACAATGTAGATCATTTTAAAACAATTGCTCCTATGACAACTTATCTTTATGCTGGAAATTTAGACTTAGAAAAATACACAAGATACATGTTGATTGGGATTAAATAAAAATAAAAGATGTACAATTATAAAGATATCAGAACAATTCATTTAGAAATCACGCAAAAATGTCAAGCGGCTTGTCCTATGTGCGATAGAAATCAGAACGGCGGAGCCTTAAATCCTCATATTAATCTTGATGAATTGACATTAGATGATTGTAAAAAGATATTTGTACCAGAGTTTATTAAACAACTAAAAAAGATGTACATGTGTGGTAATTTAGGCGATCCAATTGTGGCAGATGATACACTAGAGGTTTTTGAGTATTTTAGATATCACAATCCAGATATGATGTTGAGTATGAATACCAACGCAGGTGCAAGAGATAACCAGTGGTGGAGTCAATTGGCAAAAACATTTGGTGCAAACGGTTATGTGATTTTTAGTGTTGATGGATTAGAAGAAACAAATCATTTGTATAGACAAAATGTACAATGGTCAAAAGTAGAGTCAGCAATGAATAGTTTTGTTTCAGCCGGCGGAAGAGCCCGTTGGGATTATTTGATATTTGAACACAATCAGCATCAAGTTGAACAAGCAAAAGCATTAAGCGAACAAATAGGTTTTGAAAGTTTTACTTCTAAAAAAACTGGCAGATTTATTACTGCATCGTCGGAAAAGAAAGACTATCATCAAGCAGTCAATCGTAAAGGTGAAAAAACTACAGAATTAAAAAAGCCAGATCAAAAATATCAAAACAAAGAACTATCAAAATACGATCAATTGGTAGAAAAATATGGGTCTATGGATGCTTATTATGATGTAGTGCCAATCAATTGCAAAGTTGCCAAAGAAAAAAGTCTGTTTATCACAGCAGAAGGTCTAGCACTACCATGTTGTTGGACAGCCGGTAGAATGTACAAGTGGTGGCATAAAGATCCCAAAGTAGAACAGATATGGAATTATATTGATGCTGTTGGCGGAAAAGAAATGCTTGATGCAAAACAAGGTCTACAACAAGTGTTTGAAACTGGTATATTTGATGATATTGCTAACAGCTGGAACATTTCTGGTTGTAATAATGGAAAATTAAAAGTATGCTCAATGAAGTGTGGAGTAGAATTTGATCCTTTTGCATCGCAATTTAAGTAAGGTAAGTATAGTAAATGAATAATAAAAAACTACCATCAAAAACTTTTTGTGCATTACCGTGGATGCATCTTTCAACAAGACCAGATGGCAACATGAGAGTGTGTTGCACTGCAAACGCAAGTAGTGTTGGACCAACCAACGATAAAGAACATGGCGGACAAGTAGGTGTACTAAAAAGAGAAGATGGTGTACCGGCTAACCTAAACAATTCAGATCTGATGAGTTCGTGGAACAACGACTACATGAAAAATGTTCGTAAGCAGATGCTCAATGGAGAAAAACCACCTAGTTGTTTAAAATGTTACAAAGAAGAAGAAGCTGGACACAATTCAAAAAGAATGTGGGAAACTGATTATTGGTTAAACAGATATTCAATTGAAGATATTATTGGTGAAACAGCAGAAGATGGATCAATTCCACCTAAAATAAGATATTTAGATTTACGTATGGGATCAAAATGTAATCTTGCTTGTGTGATGTGTTCACCTCATGATTCATCTTTATGGGTTAAAGATTGGAATGCAGTTTACCCAACAATTGAAAATGAATCGTTAAAGCAAACAATGGGATGGGATAACAAAGGTAAAGTACACGGTGCTGGATATAACTGGCATAAGAATAATCCTGTGTTTTGGGAACAGTTGTACGAACAAATTCCTCACATGTATCAATTGTATTTTGCAGGTGGTGAATCAACAATTATTGAAGAACACTATACACTGCTAGAAGAAGTAGTTAAACGTGGATATGCACCCAAGATTGAATTGCGTTATAACTCTAATGCTGTAGAAATGCCACAACGTTTGTTTGATCTATGGAGTCATTTTAAAAGAGTAAGATTTCATTACAGTGTAGATTCAATTGGTGAGATGAACGACTATATTCGTTATCCATCAAAATGGGATCATACAGTTAAACAGTTTCATTTGTTAGACAACACAGAAGACAAAGTTGAAGTTACTGTAGCATGTGCTGTGCAGGCACTTAATATTCATTATATTCCTGATTTTATCAAATGGAAAACTGAACAAAATTTTAAAAAGATTAATGTTTGGCCTTTTGGTGCCGGCATGATCAACTATCATTTTGTGTATTGGCCTGGTCAATTAAATGTCAAATCATTACCACAATGGTTTAAAAATAAAACAAAACAAAAGTATGAAGAATTTTACCCTTGGTTAGAGCAAAATTGGGATAGGTTTACTGGTGTCAAACAGCACGGTGTCACAAAAGAACAATTTATGCAGGCCAGTTATGGCGTTAAAAGATTACAAGGCATGATCAAATTTATGATGAGTGAAGATTGGTCTGTGCGTATGCCTGAGTTTAGAGAATATCTTACTAAGTTAGATCAACATCGTGGTACAGATTTCTGCAAAACATTTCCTGAAATGGCAGGGTTAATGGATGAAACATTAGATAATAGTGTTCCAATTCAGGTTGGCGAAGCAGTTTCGAAACAACAAGAAAAGGAACTTGAAGATGGCGGAACAATCTAAAACATTTTGCCCTTTACCGTTTATACATTCGCATGCCGCAGTATCAGGCAAGTTTAAACCTTGCTGTAATTCTTTGTCAGGATCTTGGGAAAATACCACACGTGATATGTCGTATCAGGAATGGTTTGACAGTGAAATTATGACTCAGTTAAGATCAGATCTGCTGTCCGGTGTACAAAATAAATTGTGTGATGTTTGTTGGAAAGACGAAAAAGTATCAGGTTCGAGTATTAGGCAACGATATATTGAAAAATTTAGTAATATTGTTGATATAAAAAATCCTAAAATTAAATATCTTGACTTAAAATTAAGTAATGAATGCAATTTAAAATGTAGAATGTGTTCTTATATCAGTTCTCATTTGATTGGTAATGATATGCAACAACTAGAGAACAGTAATAGTTACATGCCTAAGCATTGGTTAAGAAGTCCAACTGCTGAAAAAAATATGGATCAAAATTCAATACAGCAAGTGTCTGAAAACGAGTACAATGAGATTTTAAGTCTTCTTCCGCAAATTAAACAGTTAAAAGTAACCGGTGGAGAACCAACAATATCAAAAAAGTTTATTGATATACTTGATGAATGTAATAATAAGAATTACTCTCAAAATATCAATTTGTCAATTACTACTAATGCTACTAAATTTACCAGTGAATTTTTATCTAAATTAGATAGTTTTGCATCGGTGCATTTGAATATTAGTTGTGATGGATACAACAGCACATATAATTACATAAGATATCCTTTTAATTGGGATAAATTTCAAGAAAGAATACAAAATTTAAAAGACTACAGCAAAAACAATAGCATTTCATTTGGTATGTCAGTGGTACCTTTGGCTATTAATGTTGAAAATTTACCAGCATTACAAAAATGGTCAAAGAGTTTTATAGAAACAACAAAAAACACATGGCCACCGTTTATGAATACCTTTGTAAAACCTGATGATTCGTTTTTATCATTAGAAAATGTACCAACACATATACTACAATATGCATATGATAATTTAATTAAAGTCTCTGAAAACAGTGTATTGATCAAAAGAATAAAGAATTTGATTAATAATCCAGTTGTAATTGACAAAGAAAAAGAAATTGATATAGTGAAATCAATTCAGTCAGTTGATCAAATAAGATCACAGCATTACGCAGATTATTTAGAGCCAATGACAGCAGAATGGTTGGAAGGATTGTTTAAAAAACATGCTTGATAAAGATTTATTTCAAACAAGGCATAACGCCATATATGATCCTGAGTTTCAAACTCATCTTGCTGAAGCACCATGGAATGAATGGCTGAGTACGCCGGGTTATTTTGAAGTGCGTGATGAGTATTTGGAAAAGATTCATGCTTGGATTTATAGCACTAAAAGAAACTCTGTAAAAGGATTAGAAAGATTTAAACACAGAGACATGATCAATGGTACCACGCAGGCGTTTGATGAAGCATATTATAGATACTCAACAAAAAGGCTAAGATTATTTCGAGGCGAATATGCTTATCATAAACGTGTGGTAAAAAACTTTGAATTTTTAGATGATGAAAATGGAAATTACATTCCGGTTGAGGAAAACGATTGGGTAATTACAAGTTATCCTTTCTGCGGTAATGGTACAATGCCTCCTCATTTTGATCAATTGCAAGATGATTGTTTAAAAAACAATGTACCTATACTGCTCGACTGTGCTTGGTTTGGCACTTGTAGAGATATCTTTTTAGATGTAAATCATCCGGCAATTACAGAAGTTTGTTTTAGTTTAACCAAAGGCATAGGATTGGGAAATATTCGATCAGGTATTCGTTACAGTAACTACGATGATGATTTACCTATCAGACAACAAAACAAATACAATCATTTACCATTAGGAGCCGCTCAAGTTGGTATTTGGCAAATGGAAAAGTTTAGCCCAGATTTTATACCAGACAAATACGAAAAAATATATCATCATGTTTGTGTTGTAAATGATCTAAAACAAACCAATTGTATGATGATAGCAATGTTAAACAAAGACCATGTGGATTATAACCATTATCTAATTGATCAAATTTATAGCAAAGTGGGTATTCGCGAAGCAGTTAAACAAGTAAGACAAACTACAGGTTTGAATCCTGTTTTTTGTAGAGCACCATTTACAAGTATATACTACAGAGAAAAGCCAAATACTGTAGCATTTTGTTGTGCTCAGACTGGTAGACATACTTTAGACAAAAGCGAAACAATTAACGATTGGTGGACTTCTCAATCATCACAAGATTTTAGAAAAAAATTTATTGATGGTAAATGGCCTTTGGAATGTTCTGAGTGTAAGTGGCAAGAAGAAGTTGCCAACGTTGATAGTGATAGGAGAGGGTTTGACGCTGTTCCGTTAACTGGAGTAAATTTACAAAATGGTAATAAGCTAGGGTTTCCTCAATATGTTGACTATAGACCGGACAATTTATGTAACTTGATGTGTACCATGTGTAGTCCAACAAATAGTTCATTGATTGAAAAAATGTATAATGAGTTACCTGAAATTTTTGGTAAAAGAAATATTAATACTGATGAAAATTTAGATTTTTTCAATGCTCAATTAATCAATGAGCATACAGTAAAAATTAAAATACTTGGTGGAGAACCAACTATTAATAAAAAAGTACATGATGTTTTTAACTACTGTGTAGAAAAAGATTATGCACAGAATATCAAATTAAGTATGACAACAAATTTTACTAATTTAAACAGTACATATGCAATGATAGATAAATTTAAAAAAGTTCATATTAACGCAAGTCTTGACGGCGCCGGTAGTACTTACGAATATATTCGGCGTCCGGCTAAATGGTATCAAATTAAAAAAAATATTCAAGATTTTATTAATTGTTATGGAAGTAATTTTAGATATGATATGGGAGTAAATCTAGTCTTCCAACCTCTCAATGCATTTACTGTTGACGAATGGTTATATGAACTTCTTGAATTACATTATCTTTATAACAAAGATAAAAAACACAATGAATTTACTTCTGAAATTTGTATTTTATTAATTAATTCTCCACAAGGATTTACATTTGGTATTCTGCCTGACAAGTATAAACAGCAATTAAGAGAGTTATATCAAAGAATGATTTCTGAAATAAAAGACAATGATCCTCTTGCTAAACAGAAGAAACATTTTTTAAATTTGTTTATAAAACATATAGATTACATTTCATTTAGTTACAAAGAACTTGAGCAGTTTAAACGTAAAACTATAGCTATGGACAAGTACAAAAAAACAGACGTCACAAAACTTCACCCAGTTTTTAAAGAATTGTTAGAATATGAAGAATAAATTTTGTATATTACCTTTTATACATCTTAGCACAAGAACAAATGGTGCCATGCAGTTGTGTTGTCATGCCAACAGCGGCAGTGCAGAAGATTATAGAAGCATAGGACACAACAGAAAAGACACAGGAGAATTTGTGTATGTTGATCAAGACAGACCATCTGATTACTGGAATACAGAATATTACAAATCAATTCGTAAAAAATTTATGCAAGGTCAAGCACCTGTTGAATGCAGAGCTTGTTTTCAAGAAGAAGCCGCAGGCTATAGATCTAAACGACAATGGGAAAATGAAGAATGGGAAGAAAAATTATCATTTGAAGAAGTACTTGCAAGAGTAGAACCAGATGGCACAGCACCATTTGATATCAAATATGTTGATATGAAACGTCGCAACAAATGTGATTTGGCTTGTTTGATGTGTAACCCGGGTGATAGTTCAAAGTGGATTCCAGATTACAACAAACTTATGGAAACAGATTTAAATCAAGAAACTAAAAATGCTCTCTATTGGAGAAAAGGTGAAGGCAAACTAAACTGGTACAAAGCAGACAGTGTATTTTGGAAAGACATAGAAGCCAAATTGAACAGTATAGAAAATTTTTATATCATTGGCGGCGAGCCCACAATCAATTCTGAGTTTAAATCTTTTCTTGATATGTGTGTCGAATCCGGCTATAGCGACCGTATAAACCTTCGTTTTAATACTAACGCTCTAACAGTGTCAGATGAACTTAAAACCTTGTACAGCCGCTTTAAAACAGCTTTAATCCACCTTTCTATAGACGGTATAGGTGCTTATCATGACTTGATCAGATATCCAAGTACTTGGAGTGATATGTTGGTTAAATTGAAATATTGGGATAATTCTCCCAGCAACGTCAAACTCACAGTTGACACCACTGTGAGCATTTTAAATGTGATGCACATTGATGAATTAATCAAATGGAAGGTTTCTCAACGGTACAAAAAAATCAACAGATACCCAACAAACCAAGGTCTAATAGGAATGCATTTTTTACACAGTCCAGATATACTAAATGTCACAGTGTTACCAAAACATCTCAAAACACAGGTTGAAGAAAAAATCAACAATTTAAAACTTTGGATACAGCAAACAGATACAGAAGGTAAAGATGTTGTGCAGAAATACAAAAAGTTAGATGCTCTTGTTAATTTTATGAACAGTCAAGACAACAGCCATATATGGCCACGTACCATTGAATATTTGGATAAAATGGATAATATTAGACAAACAGATTGGAAGAGTGTATTATTAGAGTATGCCTGACATAAAAGACACATATCTTTATAAGCCAGTTGATTTGTATCAAGATCATATAAGCAAAACAAATCCATCTTGGTGCCCGTTGCCGTTTGCTCAAATGGCTGTGCATAATTCTGGAGAATTCAGAAGTTGTATTCAAGCAAGAACCTGTAAAAAAACCAAAGGCATTCTCACAGACGAATCTGGAAATACTATGAGAGCAGAAACACACAGTTTTGATCAAGTAAGGAATGCACCGTTGTTAAAACAGGTTCGTAAATCCATGATGTCTGGTGAACGTCATAGCATGTGTGTTAGATGCAACAATGAAGATGATGCAGGTATGAATTCACGTAGAAGAAATGCTGTTAGAGAGTACTATGAAAAATATGGTTACGATTATTGGAAATCACAAAGTACCACAATGCCTGACGGAACGTTAGTTATTGACAAAGCACCGGTTTATGAATATGATATCAGACTGGGGAATTTATGTAATTTAAAATGTCGTATGTGTCATCCAAGTGAAAGCACACAGTGGTACGATGAATGGTTTGACACAATGTTCAAAGGTTTCAAAACTGATTTTACTGCGGTTGAAATGAAAAAAGAAAATGGTAAAGTTAAATTGCAAGATGACATATACACATGGTATGAGCAGTCAAACTTTTTTGACAATGTTGATCGTGACTGCAAACATTTGAAAAAGATTTATTTCAGTGGCGGAGAACCTACGCTGGTAGAAAACATGTACGACATGTTACAGAAGTTTATCGAGTCAGGTCAAGCCAAAAACATGGAATTAGAATACAACATAAATCTAACCAATATACCCAGACGTGCTATTGATCTCTGGCACAACTTTAAAAGTGTACAATTAGGTTGTAGTATAGATGGAGTTGGCAAATACAACGATTACATTAGATATCCAAGCAAGTGGTCAAAAATCAATGAAAATATTGCATGGCTAGACAAAAACACAGGACCTAATATTAACATGTTTAATACTTTTACTTGGCAGATACTGAATGCCACACAGGTTTTTGATTTGGTAAAATGGCAGATTGAAAACAACTGGACTAAGTTTAATAGATGTGGACAGAGTGTGTTTTTCAGTATGCATTTTTTACATTCTCCAAATTATTATAATGTGAAAGCATTGCCAAGAGAATTAAAAGAACATGTGCAGACAAAATTTGAAGAGTTTGACAGCAGTTTTTTTAGACCATGGATCAACAGTTTGCCTGACAACTTTGCAATGAAAAATCAGTCTTATAAATTTAGTCAAGCAGATTGGAATCATGCACAACCATGGGACAACAACAAAAATGAATTGTATATACAATTCAAAAGAAAAATGGATTCAATGTTGAAGTTCATGTGGAGTGAAGATCTTAGTGATCTTTTTCCAGAGTTTGTTAAAATGACCAGAACACAAGATAGATACAGAAACCAAAATTTTGATGATTTGTATCCAGAGATAAGTACGTATATAAAGAAAGAAGGATTATAATGACACAGCCATTGTGGAAAGACGATTTTGGTAGAACAGTTTTTCAATATGAAAGAGTTGACAGATTAGAATTAGAGTTTAACAACACTTGCTTTTTGTATTGTGGCGGCTGTGGTAGAACGTTTAATGAAAAAATTGAAAAAGCCGGCAAAAGAATTATACAACTTGAAGACATTAAAAGATTTTTCCCACCGGAATTTTGCAAACAGTTGCATTGGTTTTTGAGTTGTGGTAACTATGGTGAACCTGCCGCACATCCAGACTGTTTAGACATTCTAAGATGGTTTAGAGACAACGGCACAAAAAATGTGTCTATTGGTTCTAATGGTAGTTCAAGAGATCCGGAGTTTTGGGCCGAAGCCGCAAGAATTATCAATGGTCCCGGAGGCTCACGTGGCAATATACAAAACTATCATGGTGGTAGAGTCACATTCAGTATTGATGGTTTAGAAGATACAAATCACTTGTATCGTATTGGCGCCAAGTGGGATAGATTGATGGCAAACGTTGAAGCATTTATTAATGCTGGCGGTAGAGCTAGATGGCAGTTTATTGTGATGAATCACAACGAACACCAACTACAAGAAGCCAAAGAGTTTGCTAAAAAAATGGGATTTAGCGAATTTATTGAAAAGTTGAGTTTTAGATTTTTACCGGTGAGAATGAGCAAAAAACATGCTGAAACATTGGCCGAAAATGCTGAATGGCAAATGCTTAAAGAAAAAGACGAAAGAGATAGACAGCGATTAATTGAATCAGAAAAAGCCGGAAAAATTGATACGTCATTGGGTAGACTGATACAGAATGACACAATATTACAAGGCAGTCACAGTAGACGAGAAAAAGTAGGCGGCCTAGAAGAATCGCCTATCACTGTGAGTCACAATCCGGCTATGCGACATCCAGACAGAGAAAAACTCACACAGCAAAGACTAGATAGAGGAAATCCTGAAAAAGATCCTTACATGAAAAAACACAAAATTATTTGTCAAAACAGAACAGAACCAAGAATTTATGTGAGCTTTGATGGCAAAGTTTGGCCTTGTAACTGGTTAGGTGGTATTGAATACTATGAAGACAGTCGTAAAAATCACTGGCCAATTCCTAGCATGGTGCATCACAATGTGCCTATGGACTTTAATAGTTTGTATGCTCAAGACCCAAATGATCCTAATCCGGTTAAAACTATTTTAGAGAGTCCTTGGTATGATCATTTACTGGAAGAAGATTGGTCAAGAGAAGATGATCCAAATGGTGATTTACAACCTGCAAAGTGTAAGCAGATGTGTCACACAGAATTAGGCACTGGCATATTTGAAAAAATGCGTAGAAACGAACAAAATCTTGTGACTGGTGAATACAGTGATGTAAACAAGATTCATGGATTAACACCACCACAAGGAGGTTCTGGTTGGGGACCTGGATCAGCAATGGAAGTTGATCCTAGCAAACATATAAAAATTGAAGATGTTGCAGGTGTCGAAAAAGATTCTGTGCATGAAAACTACGATTCAAAAGTAGTTGACGAAGATGATATTAGAAAGTACAAATACTACAAAGAAGTAGAACCAGGCAAGTTTGTTGTCAGCCAAACTGACGAAATGAAAAGAGATGATAAAAAATAGACATGTATATCCTAAATGTCTAGCAAAACAACAACCAAAAGGAGTATATATCACACATGATGGATATGTAAGACCTTGTTGTTTTTTACATAGACACAACAAGATTGAAAAAGAACTTCCATGGTTGATAGATCAAAACACTAATATTAATCATACAAAATCTTTATCAACAATATTTGATAAAACAGAGTATCAGCAGTTTTTTAAAAACTTATTAGAAAACAAAAATGTTCCTGAAAAGTGTTATGAAATATGTGGGTCACGTGAATCATCTGATTATGACACAAGAAAAGAAAAGTATCTAAACAACAGTGATTCTATATACAATCAAACTAGAGAAGTTGAATATCATAACACTTATGTAGTACCAACTAACATACAATTAGATGTTACACATCGATGTAGTCTTTTATGTCCACGTTGTGCTAGAGTAACTACAATTATTGATGGAGAACCAGCATACAAGACAATGACAAAACTTGATGTAACATTGGAAACAATAAAAACCATGACAGAAGAACATCATTTTAACTTTTTTGATTTTACTGGATCTTTTGGTGATTGTATATATCATCCTGAGTTTTTAGAAATTATCAAACTATTAAAAAGCAAAGAAATAGAAGTTAAATTTCATACCAACGGTTCAAGAAAAAGCAAAGCATGGTGGAAAGAATTATACAGTGTGATGGATCCCGAATATGATAGAATTGTGTTTGGAGTCGACGGCTTAAAAGACACAGCACACATTTACAGAGTCAACATAGATTTTGACAGTGTAGTTGAAGCAATGCAACTTGGAGTAGAATACGGATTTAAAAAAAATCAATGGATGTACATAGTTTTTAAACACAACGAACATCAAATAGAACAAGCCAAACAGTTTGCAAAACAGATAGGAATAGATTTTTTAATAATGAAAAGCCACCGATGGGATGGTCCAAACGATCCATTAATGCCTTCTGCAAAATGGTTACCAGAAAGTGTTATACAGGAGTATAATTTGTAATGCTAAAAACATCAGACTTAAAAGAAATTATGATTGAGATTACAAGTAATTGTAATGCCATGTGTCTTGACTGTGGTAGAAATCTTGACGGAGTTAAGTTAAATCCACATTTAACTTTTGGTCCTGCTGGTAATATGAAGTTTGAAACTTTTAAAAGTGTGTTTAACAAACAAACACTGCCAAATTTTGATAAAACACATTTTGATGGCAACTTTGGCGACAGCATGATACATCCTGACAGTTTAGAATTTGTAAAGTATCTAGCCAAAGAGTTTCCAGGATCACGTATAGAAATTAATACAAATGGTGGTTATCATGATCCAGATTATTGGTATGAAATGGGTCAAGTAACATCGCAAAATTTTAGAAACGAAGAACAGGTGTTGTTTGGTATAGATGGTATTGACAATGAAACACATGACAAGTACAGAAGAAATGTGGTCTATGATCGTATCATTGAAAATGCCACTGCCTTTATCAAAGGTGGAGGTCGTGCTGTGTGGAAGTACTTGGAATTTGATCATAATGCACATCAAGTAGAAGATGCTAGACAGTTGGCACAGCAGATGGGGTTTGTTGATTTCTTTGTCAAAAAGACTAGATGGAGAGAAAAAGCAATTAGAAAAGTCACTGGTGAAGAACAATTTATTTCAGGTAATGCAAATAAAAAGCACAAGCAGACACAGATATCAACTATACCTGAAAAAGATCAAGACTATGTTAAAAAGATTGAAACCAACATCAAAAAGTTCAAAGACTTTACTAATGAATGTGTAATAGAATGTCCATGGTTAAAAAGACAGCGAGTGCAGATTGAATATGATGGCAGAGTATGGCAGTGTTGTCATTTGAGTGGCAAGTATGGTAGTGGCACAGGATTTGCTATGCGAGATTATCAATACTATGTTGATAAACATGGTACAGAGTGGAATAACATCAATAACAAATCTTTACAAGACATATTTGATCATCCGTATTGGAATGATTTGCATGACAGTTTTAACAACAAAACAACAGATACTACAAACCCAAGAATTCGTAGATGTGCTGAAAAGTGTGGACAAGGATTAGAGTAATGAAAGATAAGATATTTTGTCCTGCACCTTTTTTACATCAGTATGTTAATGTAAACAATCATGGTCACAAACTGTGTTGTATGAGTAAAGAAATAAAAAAGATGGATTCAACACTCACAGTACAACAAAACATGGAAAACTTTTGGGTCAGTAATGAATTAAAACAGATAAGACAAGACTTTGTTGACAACAAATGGCCTAGTGCGTGTGAATGGTATTGTGGCAAGTACGAAAAACAAGGTGTGTACGAAGAAAGTTATAGACACAATTTTATAGACAGATACAAAGATATAGATATTGAACAATATAATCTAAATGTAGAAACCGGCAACAAGACACACAAACCGATTGACTTGGATTTTCGTCCAGGTAACACTTGCAATTTAAAATGCAGAAGTTGTACAGGTATATGGAGCAACACAATTCAAAAAGAAGTAGTAGCCAATCCAGAACTACAAGGAACATACTATGACACAGGAAGAAATTATTCTCAGTTGGATACCAGTACAATAGATTTATCAAACATACAGTCATTAAAAATGAGTGGAGGTGAAACACTGGTTGATCCTAATGTTTATACATTTTTAAACAAAGCAGTAAAAGATGGTTATGCAGAAAACATAGAACTACATCTACTAACAAATGGAACTTATATGCCAAAAAGAATTATCAGTGTGTTGGAACAGTTTAAGTCGTTGGTGATAAATGTCAGTATTGATGCAGTTGGATCACTGGAAGAATATTTGCGAACAGGCACAGTATGGCAAGAACAAAAGCAGGTGTTTGAAACTGTGTTGTCATTGCCAAATCTAAAGAAATGCGGAATTAATTCAGTGATACAGATCACAGGCATATTTGGTCTACAGGATTTGATTGATTTTGCTTACGATTCCAAGTATACTAGCAATAAGAAATACAGAGGTGTAAGTTTTTTACCTATTGTGGATCCAGAGTTTTTATCAATAGGATTAATGACAGACACACACAAACAAAAGATTATGAGAACAGTGGAACACAATATAGATAATGTAGATTTTGACAAGTTTGAATCTCAAATCAAACCAGTAGTCAGTGAAGTGCATCGAGTGTTTGACAATAAATCTGAGTTGTTACATCAAGGTCAGCAACACATAAATCGTTTAGATAAGATTAGAAATACTAGTATTGTAGAATTACAGCCGGAGTTAGCAGAATACTATGAGTAATACATTTTGTCCTATACCCTGGATATTTCAAGCAGTGCGTAACAACGGTGACATACGAATCTGTTGTCAAGCCAATGTGACTAAAAACAGAGGTGTGGTACGAAAAGCAGATGGCAGTTCTTACAATGCTGGCAAAGACGATATGACAGAAGCCAGAACAGCAGACTTTATGAACATAGTTCGTAAAAACATGCTAGAAGGTCGATGGAGTGATGAATGTGGTAGATGTCGTACTGAAGAAGAATCTGGTTTACGCAGTAGACGTCAGTATGAACAGCATTGGGATTTTAAATTTGAAGATGCTGTCAGAGTAACAAACAGCGATGGTTCGATTGACCCTACTGATGTGCCTTTGGTTTATTATGATTTAAGATTTGGTAATCTGTGTAATTTAAAATGCAGAATGTGTGGACCAACAGACAGTCACAGTTGGTATGAAGATTGGTTACAAGTGTATGGTGGTGACGGTTTTGATGATACACACGGATATGTAAAATTACAAAAAAACAACAAAGGAAGATTGTATACAAATGACTATGATTGGCATACTAGTGAAAACTTTTGGAATCATATAGAATCTAATATACCAAACATGCAACATGTTTATATGGCTGGTGGAGAACCACTAATGATAGAACGTCATTATGATTTTTTACAGAAATGTATTGATCTAGGTCAAGCAGAAAAAATGAGCATTGAGTACAATACCAACATGACAAATCTCCAACCCAGAGTTTTAGAATTGTGGAAAAATTTTAAAACAGTTAACGTTGGCGCCAGTGTTGATGGATTTGGCAGTGTTGTAGAATATCAGCGTTACCCTGCTAAGTGGTCAGCAATTGAAAAAAATTTACAAACAGTTGACCAGCTAGGTGACAATGTCAATGCTTGGTTGGCTTGTACTGTTACAACTTTAAATGTTTTTCATTTACCCAAGTTTATGAAATGGAAATTAACTGAAAGTAATTTTAAAAAAATCAATTCAGGTAAACGATTACCTATATTAACAATACACATGGCACATTCGCCAACAACTGCTTGTATTCAAACACTGCCTTTTGAAATGAAACAGTTGGTAAGAGAGCAATATGATAATTTTAAAGACTGGTTAATAAATGAAAAATTTCCGGAACACATTGAACAAGCTGGTATGAAAATCATCAATAACACAGTGAATTTTATGATGAAAGAAGATAAATCTCACAAATGGGATTGGTTCTGTGAATATACTAGGCAGTTAGATCAATTGAGATCACAAAGCATTTTAGATGTGGTACCAGAATACAAGCCATATTTTTCTTGATTTATTTTAAAAAGAATGTATAATCAAAATATGAGATTTATGTCTCCTTCGTCTAGCGGTTAGGACAACGCCCTTTCACGGCGTAAACACGGGTTCGATTCCCGTAGGAGATACCAAAAAAAGGAGTTTATGATTGGATTACGCAATATTAGTAGCACTACCACAAGAGTTGGAAAACATGGATAATGTATTTTACACAGGAGTTGGTAAAGTCAATGCAACCAGAGTTGCCACTGAAGTGATATGTAAACATCGACCAAAAATCATTATCAACTATGGTACTGCTGGATCGTTTAAAAAAGATTTATCTGGATTGGTAAAATGTACTAGTTTTGTTCAACACGACATGGATGCTACAGCACAAGGATTTGCTCCAGGTGAAACACCATTTGAATCCAATAGTGAAGTCATTGTTAATGAACACAACGACGGCTACAGGTGTGGATCCGGCGATCGTTTTGTAACTTCTGCTGTTGCAGTTGATTGCGATGTTGTTGAAATGGAAGCATATGGTATAGCAAAAGTGGCAAGACATTATAAGACACCTTTTTTGTGTTATAAGTTTATTAGTGATAATGCAGACGAAAGTGCCGCTGACGATTGGGTAGAAATGTGCAGTCAAGGTAGCAAACTGTTCAAAGAAAAATTAAAGGAGATTGCTAATGCCTATAACTAGTCAACAAGTCACAGAAGTCAAACACTGGAGCGATAAAACTTTTACATTTAAAACAACACGTGATCCAGGTTTTAGATTTAATAATGGAGAATTCACACTGCTAGGCATTGAGCATGAAGGTAAAAAAATTATGAGAGCTTACAGTATGGCATCTGCTAATCATGATGACTACTTGGAATGGCTGTCGATTAAAATTCAAGATGGTCCATTGACGTCAAAGTTACAACACATTAAGGAAGGAGATAATGTGTTGGTAAACAGCAAACCCACAGGAACTCTGGTTGTAGACTATCTAAAACCTGGTAGAAATTTATATTTGGTCAGTACCGGCACAGGGCTGGCTCCGTTTTTGGGTGTAATCAAAGGGTTAGATACCTATGAGAGATTTGATCAGGTGATACTGACTCACACTGTACAACGATCAGAAGAACTTGTTTACAGAGATTATCTGCAAGAGTTTAACAATACTCATGCAGAAATCACACAAGGTAAGTTCAAATATTTTAGCACTCTTACCAAAGAATGGTGGCCACACGAAGGTAGAATTACCAATTGGTTTTTTGAGCAACGCATAGAAAAATATTTAGAATTACCAAATTATAATTACACACAAGACCGTATGATGATTTGTGGTTCTCAAGGTTTAAACTCTGATCTAATGGATTGGTTAGAGTCAATGGGTGCCCAAGAAGGAAACACACAGACTCCGGGCGATTTTGTAGTAGAAAAGGCTTTTGTGCAACGATGAAAAAATTATTATTAACTGATATTGACGGAGTATTGCTAGACTGGTCAGGTCACTTTAACAAATATCTTGAAACTTATTATCCTGATCTTGGATTAATGGATCCAACTGAATTTGTTCAGAATTCTGATATTGCTAAAGTGATGCAGAAATTTAATCATTCTGCTTGGATTGGGTATCTAAAGCCACACAAAGATGCGGCTGAAGTATTGCTTGAATTCCAAAAGAAAGGATATGAAATTATCTGTTGTACTGCTATGGGTTATGATCAATATCAATATTCACTTAGAAAGCAGAATTTGGAAAATGTTTTTCCAGGATTAATCACAAGAATGGATGTGGTAGGTTTTGGTGAACCAAAAAACGAATGGTTATCTCAGTACAAAGATTCAGGTGCAATCTGGGTTGAAGACAAATGGACAAATGCAGTTGCCGGAGCAGATCAGAGGTTAAATACATTTTTAATGAAGCATGAATATAATGCTTACAAAGATGATGCTAGAATAACCAAAGTTGACAATTGGCAACAGATATTAGGACAAGTAACATAATGTATTTAGAAAAATCACTAGCAAGAAAAATTGCAAAGTTGAATATCAAGTACAGAACTGAGCATAGTCAAAACAAATGTACAATATGCAATAAAGAATTGTTACTAGAAAATCAAAAAGATTTTATATTTTATAGCTTGTTAAACTCAAATAATATTATAAAAGAATATTTACAATCAATTAATGTAGTAAGATACCAACTAAGCTATAAAGAATTAACATTTAACGTAGTTAGTTTTCATACTGACAATTCCTACATTGCTAATACTATTATCGATGGCCAAGGTATACAACTATTATGGCTTATCGAATATCATTATTTTTCAACGTTAACTAGCAAATCAAAAATGAAATCTTTTTTAAAGTTTATCAATGATCAGAATTACGATGAAATCTATCAAAACACAAATCTTGATATGAAATCTTTTTATGATAAATCTTTTGATTTTGAAAACAACACTGCTATTCATGGTATTGAATTTGACAACCTAGCAACTATTAAAAAGACAAATAAGGTCTTAGATGAAGTATTAGAATTTTTAAAGATAAAGTCTAACGATATTAGTATCAAGTACGAAAAGTTTGATCTAGTAAAAAATAATAAGAAAATAAATTATTTTCTAACGAACAATGACAATACTGAATTAGAAAAAAGTCTTAAAGATTTTGTCTCTGACCAACTAGATTTTTTCTACAATCCTGCTGGAACTGATATTGTGTGTAATTCTTGCATAGCACAGGATGAGTGGAAAAAAGTCAGAAAATATCACTAATACACACCAAAAACTCACTTGACAAAATCCAAAACAGTGTTATTATAACACTATAAGTTAGAAACAATGGAAGTAGCAATGAAAACCAACACAAATTGGAATATCTATGACGCAATATCTGTGGCCGTTGATGTGTTCAACACACAAGGCTACGTGAAAGCCTTTGACGTTTCTGATAAAAAACCCAACAAACAAGTGGTACTAGATCGTTTGAATCAGATAACAAATGGATTAAGATTGGTACCGGATTATCATGAAACTGTAGAACAGATTCTAGATCTCAAAAAAGAGCTGTTGTTGAAAAAAATGACAGGAACTATTACTTCATATGAACAACAGGTTTTAGCAGTTCTTGATTCTGATCAGGTAAACCAACGGTATGTTGGTATTGTGGCCAGTCTGCCAAGAGTGCATCAAAACTATTTGAAAAAACAACAGAGACAAAAAGAATATGCTTTTTATCAAGAAAACAGTCGTTTTGTTGGACAAGTTGGACAATCAATTGAGACTGATGTGACATTAATTAATGTTTACAACAATGATATGCATGATTTTTGTGTGTACACTTTTACTGATTCACAAAACAATGTGATCAAATGGTTGACACAAAAGTATCTTGATCATAATATTGGATCAAAAGCTACTCTCAAAGGCAGAGTTAAAAGTCACAAGATAACTGAATACTATGGTCATGAGACTGTGGTTAAGAATTGTGTATTGAAATAATGGAACAGATAATTAAAAAACTAGAATCAGACAACTCAAGATTGTTTAAAGAATCTGTGATTGAACAAGAAATCAAAAACAACAACACTGTGTTTTTTGAAGGTTGCCAAATGGCCTTAGACAAACTGTATGTGTTTGGTGTAAAGCAGGTGCCTGAATCTACCAAAGATGGTCCTGGATGCAGTTGGGAACAGTTCAAAGAATTAGCACGAAAACTCAACAACAGAACAGCCACCGGCCATGCGGCCAGAGATTTGATTCAGTTTCACATGGATATTGCCACACAAGATCAATGGAACAATTGGTATCGTAGAATTCTTATCAAAGATTTAAAATGTGGAGTCAGTGAAAAAACTATCAATGCAGTGGCTAAAAAAAGCAAAAAGCCCGAGTACATGGTACCGGTTTTTAGTTGTATGTTGGCTCATGACAGTGCTAACCATGAAAAGAAACTAGTAGGTGAAAAACTATTAGACTACAAATTAGATGGTGTAAGAGTACTTGCAATATATGATGCTGACACAGATGCAGTAGCAATGTATTCACGTAATGGTAAACAGTTTCATAACTTTGGACACATTGAAAAAGAAATTGTAGATACACTTGCAAGTAAATTTGAAGAGTCTATGGTGTTGGATGGCGAAATGGTATCTAGTTCTTTTCAGGCACTAATGAAACAGGTGCATAGAAAAGACAATGTAGAAGCCACTGATGCCAAATTTGCTCTGTTTGATGTGTTGACACTTAAAGAGTTTAAACAAGGCAAATCCAAACTGGGTTGTTGGGATAGGCATCAACAGTTACAGGATCTACTTGCTGATGCAAAAACAGACAGCAATATATTTGTAGTAGACAAAGTAGAATGTGATTTTGACACTGATGAAGGTCAAAAAACATTTAAAGAATATAATGCAACAGCAATTGAAAAAGGTTTTGAAGGCATAATGATTAAAGACAGAAATGCACCTTACGAATGTAAGCGAAGTCATTACATGCTGAAAGCAAAACCATTTATAGAAGTTTCATTAGAAGTGGTAGCAACAGAAGAAGGCACAGGTAGAAATACAGGCAAACTTGGTGCTTTGATCTGTGAAGGCACAGATGATGGCAAGTTCATCAAAGTCAATGTGGGCAGTGGATTGACTGACGACAACAGAGATGAATTCTGGACTGGCAAGGAAAAATTAGTTGGACAAATAGTAGAAGTTAGAGCAGATGCTATAACTAAGAATCAAGATGCAGACAACGAATGGAGTTTGCGTTTTCCAAGATTCCTAAGATTTAGAGGTTTTGAAGCAGGAGAAAAAATATAATGGCAAACATTAACGGTAAACGTAACTTAGCAGAATGGATCTATGATGCATACACATCTGTGATGGGATGGGAGAAAAATCCATTGCGTCATATTCAAGACTTTAATACTAGACACATGGTCACACAGGTATTGTGTTGGATGTGGTGTGTGACATTTTCAATCCTAGTAGGCAGTTGGACAGTGTTTGGTTACACAGCAATTGCTCATTTGATCTTTATCGCCGCAATTTTTATCACAGTGGCCACATTTGAAACAGCAAAACGCAGTCCGCAGAGTTTTAATTTTATCAAAGGATATCACTCGTATGGTAGAACCAGAGACTATGTGATCTACAGAGACAATGATGGCAATCCATATAAAGTAAAACTAGATCCTAGAGATCCGGGCGGAGAACACGAATAATATGACCACAGACCAAAAGCAAGAAGTAGTTGACAAACTCAAATATGGTTTTACCACAGATCAAGTAGTGGTAAGAATAACACCTTTACATAAAAAAAGTATAACGCAGATGATTCAACTGTATGACGTACCAAATGATCCAAATCAAAAGTTTGTGGAAATCAATGAGACCTATCGTTGGGGTTATGGCTACAAAGAAGGTGATGACATGAACTATGATTATAATTGGAAAGGTGATACTATCTGGTGCGATAGCCAAATTGGACACGGTGCTGAACTAGATGACTTGTGTAGCATTTGGTTTGATTACGAAGGCCCTTGGACTGATGAAGAAAAACAACAGTTTGAAGAAACTTGGAACAATGGTGATCCGGAAGATCCAGACGGTAGATCAGGATTTGGATGGTTGTATGACTGGAACGAAAAATGGCAGATAGAAGATGAACAGTTGATCATAAATGGTCCTTTTCAATTTGATGTTGTAGACAAAGACCATTATGATAAAATTTACATAGAAAATTGGAAACCTAAGGAGGAAAACAATGAAACTGAGTGAACTCAAAAAGAAGTTTGGTGAAGGTACAGATTTTGACCTTGACTACGGAAAACTTTTGATAATTGGATTGCTGATTTACATTGCATTTTTCAAATAAAATGAAAATCAACAAAATCACAACATGGATAGCATTTTATCTGTGTACAGTAGTGGCCAGTAGTGCTGGTGCTGTGTTTAATTTTGGTCAGGACAATGAATGGTACACATCATTGATTCAACCAGAGCTACAACCACCCGCTTGGATCTTTGCACCTGTGTGGACAGTGTTGTACATTTTAATTGC